TTGTACTACACCTAATACTGTAGCTAAGACTTGGGCAAAGCATACGACTAACGTATCTGTTACAGCATCATCAGCTAAAATCTTAGCAGGTTTTGAAGCGTTCAAACAATCAGATACTTTATTCAAATCATATGTTGATAACAGAATAAGTTATGAAACAGCAGAAATGTTTATCAATGATATGCTTTGCAAAGTAAAACAACGTGGTAGTTTAGGTAATCCACATTTCAATATGCGTAGACGCGAAGAGCTCTTGCGTATGTGGGATGAAAACCGCGCCCACATTGGTAACAATCAGTGGGCATTATATAATACATTGACTGAATGGGCTACACATACGGATCACTTGGGTAGTCCAGAGAATGCTCGGCGGTTGCGTGAGAATGAGATCGCCAAAGCAATGAATTCAGACAGGTGGTACGCATTATGATTACAGTTCAAGTTCAAAACATTGAGTCACTATTACAGTGGCTCAAGACTTGCCCACATGATTACGCAATATCATCAATGCAAGGTGGTTTTGTGCATGTAAAGTTTTTTATTTCTATGGAGGAGTTAACAAATGTCTCAAAGCAAGATGCAATTCAAACCACATCAATTGAGGTTCATAGCTGAAAAGATATGTCCTCATGTTCACTGGCCTACAGGCATTCAAGAAATCGGCACACTTCTAATGCAGGAGTGTGACGATATTAACATAGTTGAGTTTATGAATGAAGCTAACGAGGCTTGGGAAAAGAACTATCAATCAAAGCAAGAGGAGATAAACGATTGGGTAGAGTAAAACAAATGCTAATCGACATGGAATCTGTTGAATGTAGTAAATGTAAAGGGGATGGTGACATAGAAAAAGTAGTTTGGCATCCCCATAACTTTGATCGTGACATTGGTTGCGAGAGTTCAACTATTGAAACGTGCGATCAATGCAATGGTGATGGGAGAATACCATGCGAGACATAGATACAATTCTTAATCAAGCATTCAAAGCATCGTTCTGGAAATACTTAGAGGAGAAACACAATGGAGTCACAGAACAAACTAATCAAAGCACATCTTGAACAAGGCAATACAATCACTGCAATATCAGCCCTTGCAAACTTTGGTTGCTTTAGATTAGCCGCACGTATCAAGGATCTAAAAGACACTGGTATGAGTATTAAAAAACGTATGGTTACAAACAAACAGGGCAGACGATATGCAATGTATTGGTTAGATGCACATGAGACACATGCATGGAAGAAGTCTTGACTATCTAGCTGCATATGTGCATATGCTTCGGCATGTTGAAAAGTTATTGGGATCAAATCCTAGAAAAACATCGTTACGTAGACATGCCGTTGCATAAAGTTTTTATTGTAGCAAAGATACCTACGTCTACTTACTACCGAACAGTTAATGGGCGTAGTGAAATAAGCTATGAAACTGCAAAGAAAGTTTATCAAACATTAGATAGATTATCTAAACGGTGGCCCACAGGTTTGGTTACACCAAAGAAAATCAATGGCGCAGTTTCAAAACTACACAAAAGCAACAGAAGTAACTGAGAGTTACACAGATCTTGTTGATGCTTTGATAGCTAGACGTAAACATCTGGGCTTATCACAAGAAAGACTTGCAATGGAGATTGGCTGCACTTTATCTTTAATCCACAAATGGGAACAATACAAACGTGTGCCGTCCGGTTTCATGTTGACGTGTTGGTTAGATGCACTTGGCGCGAAGATCAAAGTCTGTTCGTACGAAGATTAAATCAGGCACATGCGAGTGCGATAGTTGTGGTATTGTCACAGAATATTTTGTTGCAATATTACATAGTCAAAGCCCTGCAAGCTATCATATGGTTTGTTTAGATTGTTATGAGAAAGATATATGGCAAACAAGAATAAGCGAAAAGGCAGCTATCATGAACGATGGTTCATCAAGTGGCTCGAAGAACAAAAAATCGAAGCAAAGAAAGTCCCACTCTCAGGTTCGCTCGGAGGAGAATACTCAGGCGACATTCACTTACCGTCATTGGTGGGACGAAATCTAGTAGCTGAAGTTAAGTATCGCACAACATCTAGTTTTCCCAATGCTTTCAAAGTCTTAGAAGGTAGGGACCTAGCATTTTATAAAAGAAAAGATGGAAAAGAAAAAGTTTGTGTGATATTGTCAGAGGATCTTTTTAAGGAATTAGTCAAAAGGATAAAATAAAACCCTGCCACATGGAGAGGACAGGGTTCTATATATAAGGAGTCAAACATGTCAAAGCATAAACATGTTGTACGCTGAGATATTACTACGAGAAGTAGTCCAGTGGCAAGTTGAAAATGCACACGCAAAACTAATTATGTTGCTCATAGCGGACCATACGGATCTCTATGGCATAGCATATCCTACGATACCAAGACTGTGTAAACTGTCAGGATTAAGTAGGAGCTCAGTTATTCGAGCAGTAAACTATTGTGTCGAACACAATTATCTAACCAAAGTTGCAGGTAAAACAGGTACTGCAACTATCTATCAATTCAATTGTTTAAAAGAGGAGGGTGTCAGTGTGACACACCAAGATAATAATAATAATATTACTAAACTAAATAATAATACTACTTGGGGTGTCAGTGAGACACCTACTTTCGATGACTTCTGGAATACCTATCCAAGAAAGATAGCTAAAGGTCATGCTCGACTTGCATTTGAAAGAGCACTGAAGAAAACAGATGCAGTAACTATACTCACGGCAGCAGCTAAGTTTGCTGAGACTGTTGAACACAAAGAGAAACAGTACGTGCCGCACCCAACCACATGGCTCAATGGTGAACGATGGGATGACGAGATAGATGATATATCAGGTAGATCAAACACTGATCGCCTCGACGATATTATTAACTTTGATAAGTACGCATTGGAAAGGTTGAGTATAAAGAAATGAAGTATGATGATCGCACTCGTATTGTAGGTTCATGGCTACAGCAATTATTACGTAGGTATACACCGCCTACTGGCATGGACAATGAGACACTCAAAGAAGAAATGGTTTTAATTGTTGAAGATGTAAACAAACACATACCCTCTCAGTTCAATGACGATATGTTCAAAGGTGTATTAACAAAGATTGACGGACAGATCCGCGCCATTCATGGAGCGCGGACATGGCCGACAATCAAAACCTTTATAACTGCAACCCAAGAAAGTGTTAAAGCATACGATGTAAAAGAGCTTACTTCGTCTGTAGAGTTTAGCCTTGATAGATTTCGCATGGCTGAGAAAAGAATTCTAGCAGGTGAGGATGTAGATGATCTTTACATTCGAGACACTCTATCACGTGAGCAATTGCTTGAGCGTGGCGTTGTAACTATGGATGATATAAATAAGTATGTTGACCCTGCTGCATAGATGCAGTAGAACTATACATATATAAGGAGCAAATGTTATGGAAAGAAAGAATTTTATTGGCGGCAGTGATGCCGTAAAGATAATGAATGCTGAGTGGTATGAGCTTTGGCAAGTCAAGATGGGTTTAAAAGAACCAGAAGATTTGAGTAGCATACTTGCAGTACAACTTGGTACTTACACTGAACAATTCAACCTAAGATGGTTTGAAGTAAACACTCAGCAAACTGTAGACTCAAGGCAAATGGTATTTAAAAACAAAATATCTGGTGTGCCATACAAGGGTACAATAGATGGAATGGTTGGTAGTAGTATCATTGAAGCAAAGCACACATTTCAAAACAACAAGATGGAAGATATGCTTACACAATATATGCCACAAATACAGCTATACATGATGTTGGCTGAATCACCTGCATGTTTTTTATCTGTAATCTTTGGCAATGGCAGATGGGATTATGCCAAAGTAAGATACGATGAAAAGTATGTTGAAGGTATGAAAGCAATCATAAGAGATTTCTGGGGATACATTGAACGTGAAGAAGAACCAGTAGGTATAGATGAACCTGATCTATCTATAGATAAAATACCTGTAGATGAAATGGTCAAGCGTGATGCCAGTACAGACAATAGGTTTATGGATAATGTTGTTACATATATAAACAAACAATGGGATCACAAGCAGTTCGAGACTGCAAAAGAAAACTTAAAAGAAATGGTCGGTGATGATGAACGCGAGGTTTATTGTGACCAGTTAACTGTGAAGAGAGACAAACGTGGATCACTTCGCATCAATGTAAGGAGCAAAGCATGAGTTTAGATCTATGGAATTCAGTATCAAAGTCTGATCAAAAATATCTTAAATCAGTACAATATGGTCAAAGAAAATTTACTGCTATTGATGCACATTATCAGATCAAAGCAGCAACAGAAAAGTTTGGATCAGTAGGTGAGGGATGGGGCTATCATGTAGATACAATCATTCACAATCTATCGCCAGATGATACAGTTATTATAGCTAATGTAAGTGTATGGCATGGATCACCAAGCAATGTGTATGGCCCTGTCTCTGGCTGTAAGTCTCTTATGCGTAATGGCAAAGTAGATGAAGATGCACCAAAGAAAGCTATGACTGATGGGCTAACCAAAGCATTATCACACTTAGGTTTCAACGCTGATGTATTTCTCGGCGAGTTCGATGGTAATAAATACACAGAGAACGATGAAGAAAAATCAGATACAAAATCTAAACCATCTAAGTTTAGGTTTCATGCAAATAACTGAAGAAGAAATAGAAGCCGCTAAAACCAACAATGGCGGTTGGACTAAGGAACAGCTTGAACAATGGGGTGTTCCTTGGCCTCCAAAAAAAGGTTGGAAAAATAAACTCTTAGGAGGAAATAAAATAATGAGTAAATATGATAACACAAACAAAGGGGCAGCATGGCAACCATGGCCTGACCAAAAATTTATTCTTTCTGGTAAAATGGATTTGAAAGGTAATGAACGTAAAATTGTAATGATTACAGGTAAAACTCAAAAAGGAGTTAATATAATTGAAGTATATCAACGCTGTTCAATTATGTTTGAAGATACAGAAGCATCTAATGGTAAACCAAATTTTTCTGGACCATTAGATGATTACACAATGAAAGAAACTATAGCCAAAATGCGAATGGCAGGTTGGGTTAAAGAACATGATGATGCAGAAATGATTTCTTTTGAAATAAGTGAAAGCACTGGTGGGAAAAATGACAAAATACCTTTCTAAAGAAACATGGCCTGAGTTAAGAAAGCGGCACAAGGAAGAGAAAAGGAGGTTAATAGAAACTTGTGCCAAAGCTAATCTTACAATTACAGAGGCTTCTCGTATGATTGACATTGACATGGGGCAGCTAAGAACAGAAGCTTGGCGATACAACATTCAGTTTGCAAGGAGATATAACAGTGACAAAAAAACGGCTACCTCCTGCTCAACAGTTTGAACTGAGGTACCTAAAGCAACAAGAAAGCAAATGGTCAGAAGAAAGATTTAAACCTGACGGAGATAAAAACGCACAGGTAAAACACTTTCAAGCAAGAGAAGAACTAACACTCTTTGTTTCTAAGCTAAGAAAACAAGGCTATAATATTTAATCGTGAGGACAGGGGCAGTAAAACCTGTCCTCTTTATTATTTTAATCAAAGCAAGAAAGATAAACAATGCTTAAATTATTTTATACACTGCTCGTTATTGAGTACGTGGTTGATGATGAACCAGTATCAACTACTGCTATCTTCCCAAGCCAACAAGAATG